TGTTTCATTACAGTCACCAACACAAGTTGATACTGAGTTTGTACATGGTGTTACAGATACAGTAGAAGCGCCAGGTATTCTTAAAACTACAATTCCAGAACCTCCAGTTCCACCAGTTGCTCTTGGAGTACCACCAGATCCGCAGTTTCCGCCTCCACCACCGCCTCCAGTGTTAGCTGTTCCTGATCCAGCGTTAGTATCATTTCTGCCTCCTGGGCCTCCGCCTCCTGGACCACCATTACCTAGTGATTCAGCGTTAGCGCCAATTCCACCACCTCCACCACCACCTCTTGTAACAGGTGAACCTGTGATAGAAGATGCTAAACCAGGTGCTCCTGGTGAACCTTGGCCGTGGGGTTGTCCTCCTGGAGGACCTACTGCTCCGGCTCCTCCACCACCACCTGGTCTTGATATGACAGGACCTGCTGGATTTCCTTGAGGTGGACTAAACGGGGGTGTATTTCCTATACCTGCTGATAATGGAATAGGTGAAGGGACAGGTGTAATACCTCCTGAACCACCACCTCCAGATCCTCCTGGTCCACCAATTTTTGTAGCTCCTGGGACAGCTGGTCTTGATTGAGGTGTTCCACCTGCTCCACCTCCAGTTGAGGTAATCATGTCTGTTCCCTCACTACCTCCTGGATTAAATATTGAATCAGCTCCTGGAGTTACAGCAGTGGTTCCTGTTGGATAACCACCTGGAGCACCTCTTGTTCCTCCAGCTCCAACTGTTACACTGTAAGTTCCAGAAGCAAGATCTGTTAATGTACTAGATTTTAATGGACTAGGGCCATCAAAAGAATTACGATATCCTCCAGCACCTCCGCCTCCACCATCTCCGTTTCCGCCACCGCCGCCACCAGCGATAACTAAAAAATTGCAATTAAAAGGTGGGCCACCGCCTCCGCCAGAGCCAAAACCTAATATTTGATAACCAAAACTTTTTCTTTTTGATTTTTTATTTTTTGAACCTTTGCCTTCAACATTTTTAAGAATGTCTAGTTTATAATCCTTCATATTCTACTCTTTATGCGTCGTTAGCCAGGTCAGTAGTAAAAAATAATTTAATTCCTAGTAATCTTGCATCAGCATCTAAATCATCTGCAGATACATCTCTTGACACTTGGAAAAAAACATACTCATTATCACTAGGTGATCCTGCAATTGTTACTGCTCCACTTTCAGCTGCAACATCTAAATCATTAGATGTTCCACTGTGAGCTTTTGCTGTTGCAACAACTTGTGTTCCAAACGCTGTATTTAAATCTCCACTGTCAGCTAAAGCTACTCCAGATAGTCCCCATGCTGTAGTTCCAGTGTCTGTTGAAGTCGCTGTAAAAAATGCTTGAAAAGTTACTGTGCCTGCATTCCATGATTTAGGAAAGGCAACAGCAAACTGTGCAAATTCATCTGAAGATTTATCAAAATCTAAAACTTTTATTTCAGGCCCATTACTTAATTCTACTTGTGCCGCTTCTGCTCCAGCTGTTGTGTTAGGATACATAGCAACTGCTGGCACCCAAATAGTTTCTTTTCCTGCAATTTTAATTGCACCAGTAGCATCTCCTGCGTCTACTGCTTTAGCAACTCCAGT